GGAGAAGAATGAGCCAGTTGTGCCAGAAACTATAGTACCTGACACATTACCAGTTGTTACGTTGCCACTAAATGAGCCAGTTGCTGCTGATACTGCGTTGGTAATTGTGGCATTGCCGCCTACTAAGTTACCACTTGCTGTGATTGTAACACCAGTCACAGCAGCATTGCTGTTTAAATTGCCAGCTAGCACGTTGCCAGTAAATGCACCAGTAGCAGCAGTCACTGCGTTGGTAATAGTGGCATTGTTGCCATTCAGATTGCCACTTGCTGTGATTGTTACACCAGTTACAGCGGCATTGCTGTTTAAGTTGCCAGCAAGTACGTTGCCGCTAAATGAGCCAGTTGTGCCAGAAACTGTAGTACCTGACACATTACCAGTTGTTACGTTGCCAGAGAATGCACCTGTTGCTGCTGCAACTGCGTTGGTAATTGTGGCATTGTTGCCATTCAGGTTACCGCTTGCTGTGATAGTAACGCCAGTAACTGCAGCATTGCTGTTTACATTGCCAGCAAGTACGTTACCTGTAAAAGAGCCAGTTGCTGCGGTCACAGCATTGGTAATTGTGGCGTTGTTGCCAACCAAGTTACCACTTGCTGTGATTGTTACACCAGTTACTGCTGCATTGCTGTTTAAATTGCCAGCTAGCACGTTGCCAGTAAATGAGCCAGTTGTGCCAGTTACCGCTGCATTGCTGTTTACATTGCCAGCTAATACGTTGCCAGAGAATGCACCTGTTGCTGCTGCTATTGCATTGGTAATAGTGGCATTGTTACCATTTAGATTGCCGCTTGCTGTGATCGTTACACCAGTTACCGCGGCATTGCTGTTTACATTGCCAGCAAGTACGTTACCAGTTGCATTAACAGTAGTTGCTGAAAGTACCCCATTGCCAGACAGCGTCAAGCTATTACCAGTGGCGTTACCAATATTAGGAGTTACTAAGGTAGCACTGGCTACAATATGAAGTTGATTACTTCCGTTGACACTAATGTTACCATCTGTGAGTACGTTAAATTGTGTTCCATTTAAACTTAATGCATTGCCGGCAGTATATGAGCCTGCTCCAGAAAACTGAGCAAAGATGATTTGTGTGGTTCCTACTGTAATCGGACTATTTGTAGTACATACCCAACCGGTATCAGCATTTGTACCACCAGATTCGACGAATGTAAATGCGCTAGGCATTTCAGCAGCTAAATCGAAGTCCGTGGACCGTGTTAATACATACTCTGCTGCTACCGCGCCGGCTGTGGTTACTGTATAGATACCATTAAATGCAGCACTTTGTGTTGTGGTGTTTACATATGCGCCAACTTCGTCCTTGATCAGAATACGTTGACCAGCAGATACTAAATTACTATTGACGAGCAAATTACCAACAGATTGGGCTGTTAACGTTGCACCAACCCCAGATGTGCCGTTGTCATATGTGTATGCAGCAAGATTAGCACTGGTAGCATATACCACAGATGCCTTAGGATCCAGGCCTTGTGCCACAGTGTCAACATAGATTTTAGTAGCAGCATCTTGAGCTTGTACTGGATCTGCCAAGCTATTAATGTTTTTACTGTTAACTGTAATATTACCAGTAGGAGCCAGGGCCAGCGTGCCAGTTGACGTAATTGTTACTGCGGTACCAACAATACTGTTGGTGTTAATATTGCCACCACTAACGTTGCCGGTGAATGAACCAGTTGTGCCAGATACTATGACACCAGACACGTTTCCGGTTGTTACGTTTCCGGTGAATGCGCCAGTTGCTGCGTTAACAGCATTAGTGATGTTAGCATTTCCACCTGCCAAGTTGCCTGTTGCTGTTACAGTAACACCAGTTACTGCTGCATTACTGTTTACATTGCCAGCAAGCACGTTGCCACTAAATGCGCCAGTTGTGCCTGATACTGTAGTACCCGACACATTGCCAGTTGTTACGTTGCCACTAAATGCGCCAGTTGTTCCTGATACAGTAGCGCCCGACACATTGCCAGTTGTTACGTTGCCACTAAATGCGCCAGTTGCTGCTGCTACCGCGTTGGTAATTGTGGCGTTGTTACCATTCAAGTTACCACTTGCTGTGATTGTAACACCTGTTACAGCGGCATTACTATTCAAATTGCCAGCAAGCACATTGCCACTGAATTCACCGCTTGCTGCTGCCACTGTGTTGGTAATTGTGGCGTTGTTACCATTCAAGTTACCACTTGCTGTGATCGTAACACCTGATACTGCGGCATTGCTGTTTACGTTACCGGCCAATACATTGCCACTAAATGCACCAGTTGTTCCTGATACAGTAGTGCCCGACACATTGCCAGTTGTCACATTACCTGTAAATGCGCCAGTTGCTGCTGCCACTGCGTTGGTAATTGTGGCATTGTTGCCATTCAAGTTACCACTTGCTGTTACTGTTACACCTTGCACAAGTGCATTTGAAATTAAATTACCACTAGTGATATTACCGGAGATAGTGACACTTGATGGCAGACCAATCGTTACGTTATCTGTTGCCCCAACAACAACGCTGACTTGGTTAGCGGTACCACGAATAAATAAAGTTTCTCCGCCTGCTACGGTTTGTGTATTTGATCCATCGCTGACTATGAAGCCAGAGCCCGATAAGCCGTCAACATATCCTTTTGTAGCAGCGTCCGAGTTAGCCGTCGGTGTCTGAACGTTGGTAATTATGTTGTTGCCAACGTCAATTGTCTTGCTAGCTCCAACAAAGACGTTGCCAAATGTAGCGTTGCCGGTAAGACCAGTTGCACCAGTGACTGTTAAGATACCAGTGACATTTGCGTTTAGTGTTTGGAAATTAGCATATGACTCAACTGAAATTGTAGTGTTTGAAATGCCAGTAGTTGTGAAAGCAGTAATAAACTGCTTCGAAGATTCTTGCCAAACAAAAGCAATGTTGTTTGAAGTACCGCGTTGCCCAATAAATCCAATGTCAACTGCTGGAGCTCCTGTTTGCTGTGCAGCCAACAGCATCAACGGATCATCAACTATTAAGTTAACTGTGTCGATCGTTGTGGTATTTCCCTGAACCGTCAAGTTACCAGTAATAACCAAATCGCTACCGTAGGTTAACGAATTGGCAATTTTTGTTGCAGTAATTGAGTAGTTTTGAAGCTTTGCCGCAGCGTTAATACCCAGATATGTGTTTCCTACGCTGGAATCGCTAATCTGGTTGTTGTTAATTCTGGTAATTGCCATTGAAAAATACTCCTGCCATCGGGCTATAGGAAGTATTTACCAGAACTAATTTTAATAATGCTGTGGGGTTTACAGGAAGCGAACGTCGATAATGTCCGAGATCGCAGGTGCCTGAACAAAAGTTATTAAATTTCCAGACACAGTATACGACAAACTGGGCACTTGTAGTACACCGTTTAGTGCAACCAGTGCTGCTGCGGCTGTAGTAACACGGTCTAAAGTGAATATTGTATTGCTATTGTCACCGTACAAGATTTGATTTGTTACGCCGCTAGCAATACTATCCCACTCAGCGCCATCATATACTTCAACCCTGACTGTTTCTGTGTTGAATCGCACTGTGCCGGTGGTTGCTGGATTAGGGCGTTGCGTAATGTTGCCCACCGGCAACACAAGCCCGCTGGTAGCCGAAATGATAACGGTACTGTTGCTGGTCGGGAGAAGTGTAATGTTTCCAGTAGCCTGGGAGGTGCTAATTGTTGTGTTTGAAAATGTTATATTACCAAGATTGGCAACAATGTTTGAGGTGATCCCATCAACATAAAGCTTGTTTGTTGCATCTCCATTTGCAACCGGTGCAGCCACATTGTTAATGCTGCTCGAGTTCATGTTGATGTTAGCACTCATCGCAACTCCAACATTGCTGTACACAGCAACAACAAAATTAGAATTGTTGCCTCCGGCTATGATTTTTAGAGAATCGCCAGCAATCGCAGTCCCAATTACCAAGTTACCATCATGAGAATACAAATAAGAATCATCAGGTGCAACAGCATTGCCCAAGCTGTTTGATTGCGTCCCGTTCCAGGCTGAGCCGGCAATCCCCAGGTTCACATAATAAGTTGTATCAGTGCCGTTGTTAGCTGTAAGCACCAGGTCTGTGCTGGCCTGGGTGCCATTGTTGATGTTTTGAGAATTTATCTGGCTGTAGGCGTTAACATTCCCGGCAAATTGAGAAACAACATTTGTACCCAGCACAGTATACCCAGGTACTCCGATCACAGCAGCAATATTCCCTGTGGTGCTGTTACCATAAAACACACCACGGCTGCTGTAAACTACACCCGAGGTTGCATTCAAATTTCCCAGTAAGTCAACATTGCCAGTAAAGTAAGCATTAGCTCCGCTGACTCTTGCGGTGGCCACAATGTTTCCGGCTGAGATATTTCCGGCTGCAGTTAACGTAGATCCATCAAAGGTCAAGTTGCTAGTAGCAGAGGCTAGACGTGCAGAATTAGTAAAGACAACTGCATTAGCGGAGGCCGATGTAACACGCAAGTTACCAACGTTAGCCACGTTGGCCACAGTGAAATCGTCCGACAGAGTGGATGTTTTAATACCAACACGGTTACTCGTAACATCAAAGTATATGAGATTACCCTGGATAGACAGGTTAGCCCCACGCTGGAGGTTATCCTGTAATATGTTGCCCGAGATTCGATTGATGGCCATGTATCGTGTTAACTCGTGCTGTGTATAACGCTAATCGGCTCACCACTTGGCGGCGCCGATGTGAATGTAATATCATATCCACCATTAACAGTGTAAGCCGAAGTGGGAGTTTGATAGATTGATCCCACAAAAACAATAATCTGTGTAGAAAGGGATTCCAGGACACTCATTGTGAATACCGTAGTTGATCCATCCCCGGTGAAACTATCTACCGTATAGCTAACCCCGCCTGCAGCAGCAAGGGCGTCAAATGCCGCTCCGTTAAAAAATTCTAAGGCTGCGGTATCGGTATTATATCGAAATTGTCCGAATATAGGAGCATCGGGCCGGGTAGCAGATGACCCTGCCGGGATCACAACTGATGTACTACCACTTTCGAGTAAACGATTTTTAACCCAGTTTCCCATGAGTTATACCGCGATTGAACTCACTGTTACTGTGATGTTGTTGGCCACGTTGGCTGTTGCTCTTAACAAATAACCAGTATCTAAAATTAGTTTCTCTGATGAGATTACATACGTATCGTTTGCGGTTATTGCCAGATTGCTGTAAATTTGATTGTTTGCTGCTGCATTAGCCACTGCAGATGTGACATGCATGTCGACCAAGGTTGTGTTTGCAGTAGTATTGCAAAGATATATCACAGTGATGGCCTGTTGGCCTGCTGCGGTAAACACATTAGCCGACGCTGTGGTAGTTAGTTGGGTGCTGGTGATTGCCATAGTTGTTCCTTAAAAAATAATGCCAAATACAATGGCTTTGGTTTTGCTAACTAGCTCGTCACTAATGGTACTATCACGAATGTAAAGTCCAGTGCCGCCGCTGCCCGGGGTATTAGCATAAATTATTTGAGTAGTAGCTATTGCTGACGGTACTGATGCTAGTCTCTTTAGAGCAATAGATCCATCAAGTGACACTTGCCCAATGCTGTAATCAAACGTAAAATTTGTGTTGCCGGTGAATATATTTCCGATATTAAACTGAATAGAATTCGCCGGCTGCCCGGGCACAGTTGAGCCGCCAAGAGAAATATTACTGTATGCAGTAATTGCTGCGCCGGCTGCGGTTACATTGCTACTGATCTGCCAGGAGGTTGTATCGTTGTTGAACCGCAATCCAGCAAAAGTAGGTGTTCCGGTGTTGCCGGTTTGTGCAACCAGTCCCTGTTGTGGGAATGTTGCTCCGGCACCGGCACCGGCATTGTTACCTGCAACGGTGATAAATGGGTCGTTGACTACCAGTTCCGAAACGTCAATGTACGTGATATTACCTGCAACGTTTAAGTTGCCAGTGATATTAACCGAGTGCGTGACCACATTAACATTGTCGCCAAGCTGTGGTTGTACACTGACAATATTATAGTCACCCAAAATTCTCTTATAGCTGGACATTTATAGACCCTTTGCTTTATTTATTCGAGCTAAGAACTCTTCAATATCCAATTTTTGAAAGTTTGGAACTGCATCAAAGTCGGCCACATCAGCAGTTGTTCTACCGTGTACTCGTATGAAAGTTTGATCTTTGAACTTCTTAGCAACCGTACATAACTGTTTGATCCAGTTACCTGTGTAGGTGGGGTGATCTTCAGTTTTTTTATAAAACTCTGTATCTGCGTATATATTATTAAAACGACCGTGTTTGGCGGGCCCCATGTCAAACCCCACTAGATAGATTGGGGTATGCCGATCTTCAGCTGCCAGTGCTGCTGCAATTGGTCCTGAACTGAATCCAAAATACGGCTGCGGTACCGACATCCCGCCAAGATTTTTCAAGGGACGGCGGGTATAGAACTTATTCTTCTTTGAGTAACCACTTTCTTGAATCATTTCACTTATGGGACGATCTGTTGCTACTAGCACAGTAGGGGTATGGGTTCGATACAGTGCATTGCAGCCATAGACAGGGCCGAGTCGGATTAGAACATCAACGTCAATGCTGTTTCTACTAACTCCATTACCCAGTACAAATGCCGCCATAAAAAATCCCCCCTGTATGTAGCACAGGGAGGAGTTTGGGTGCGAGAAACTTAAGAAGTAAACCGCTCGACCACAGTAAGAACCAGCTGATTCTGTTGTGATGCAGTGTTAGCACCACCGGATGTGCCGGACTTGATAACAGTAGAACCGTCAGTAAAGAAGTTCACAGCGTAACGAACCTTGGGATCCGAATAGTCTAAAGCAAAGCGATTTGTCAAGCGGCTGATTGTGATAGCCGAGCTGTTGTCTGCAGTCATAGTAATATTCATATTGCCTGCCGTCAAAAACGTGTCAAGCTCATCAGCCAACACACACGTTCCAACCAACTGCACGGTACCGGTGCCAGCACCAGCGCCTAAGGCAGTGAACACATCACCAACTGCGGCTGTTAGGCCAGCGCCGGTTTTGGACCAGACAGTATCACCGAGTGTAAGAATACGGTAAGTGGTGCCCACTACTATGTCTTCATCGTTGATTGCTGTGACTGAGGCCACTTGATACTTGGTTGAACCCTTCTGGGTGATGATGTAACCGTCGGCTTCGGCCTGCCCAGTAATACGAACACGGCACTTGACAACTGGATATGTGGATGTTGCAACTGAAGCATTAGCACCACCAACTACTCCGAAGAACTGACTGTCCTGCATAGTTGCAGGATACACAGGAGCTGTTAGAGTAGTCACTGCATTGAAGCCAATATCTTTAGTAGTGGATTTTTTGATCTTTAATGGACGTCCCATTTTGTTTTTCCTTAATAATAAGATTGTAGGTTCTAGCCTACTACGCGGTGGGTTAAGCCGCATAAAACGCCGAATTGCGTTGCTGTGTATTTATAGTTATTACGAGGTTTGCCAGCTCATGCTGTAGCTATATTCCCAAACTGGACGAGTAATAGAGTTGCTCTGGAACTCGCCATTGGAGTTGGTAGTAGAAGCCTGCTCAGTTGCACGGCATTCAAACACATGATCAGAGAAGGTATCTTGTGCACCACCGTCAACATCGGCACCTTGTATCACATAAGACACCTGTGCTGATGTGTAGCTCAAGAGATACGGATTCATATCTCTACCGTCTTGATCAGTCACGGTTGTAGCGTTATATCGAATGCCTACACCGTTCCAACTGTTAGAATTAATCTGCCGTATAACCTGCCAGCGGCCAGTGACCAGGATACGACAGACGTCAGCTGAATATGTTATGTGAGTAGCCGGGTCAGTGTAAGATATCAAGCTGTTACCAATGCTGTCAATGGTCCAATCCTGTGCGCTCAGATGTAACTCACCACCAGTGATTGGCGAGTACGGAGGAGGTGGTGCACCGTATGTGACTTCGGCATTGTCCGGGGACATGGGCCAGCCGAGGCTCAGGCCAAATGTGGCTCCGTCATTGTAGCCAGCTTGACTAAATTTCCAGGAGCCTTGCTTGATCACTGTGAGTCCGTTGCTGGCTGTTAATTCAGCTGTGCCTGAGTAGCCCGGTGGTGTAATAAATGTTGACATGTCTAATCAATAGCTATCACGAGTAAGGATCAATGATAACAGGTACACCGTTACGTTGTAGCACGTTCTCGGTGTGCAAGTCCCAGCCCAGGCCCTTTTTGCGACCATTAAGCCATAACTGCTGCATGGTGCTGAATAAGCCTGCGTATTCTTTTTCTAATTGTGGATCTGTCAGCGCCTGCTTAACTTGGTCAGCATGCATCGGACCCTGATTGCTCTTTTTCGAAAAGTACTGCCAAAATTCATCGTTGCTTAATTGTGCTTTTGCATCGGACCATTTCATCAGCGGCACCTTTGCCATGTCAGACAGACCCCAGACTAGTTTTTCCATAATGCTGCCTTTTTCAATAGGCGCTAGTTTTTCCATGGCAATTTGTCTGTATTGTCGGCCGTTGATCTCAAAAACTGTATGATTTGCGCCGCCAATGTCAACGAACTTGGGCAAATAAGGCGATCCTTTATGTGCTTGGCAAAAATCATAGAATGCTAAGAACACATCGTCAGCATCCTGTGCCCGGGACGCTGCTGGCATTATGATTTTAATAACACTGCCTGCATCCTTGGACCAAACTGATGCGTCTAATCCTCCGCCGATCTTTGTATAACCCAGCTCTTTTAATTTAGCTGTAATTGCCTTGCTGTTGGCCGACCTGGTGTCATACTCTTGTAGATTGCTTTCTTCTTCGACCACTGGCTGCTCAATCTCTTCTTCTATGCTGTCCTGTTCTTCATACACAAATTCTTCAGGCTCAGCGGTATCCTGCGGAGAACTGGTTGGCATAGATGCAGATTCGACAATGTTCATTAGCGAGCGCAGTGTATTCATAATTCATTATTTAGCAAGAATGTCGAAGCAGTGTAACTCCGTTTTCAAACGGGAAGTCCATGACCTGTACGTTGGGTTGATTGCGCAACTGATCAATGTAATCGCATACTGAATAATTGTACACACGATCGGCACCGTAGATTTTAGAAGCCTTTCTAGCCATGCTGTCATGAAACAACACAATGCTGTTGGCACTGAGTTTATTAACAAATACTTCGTGATCATACTGTGCTTGTTCGGCTGAATGATATCCATCCACAAACAGTATGTCAATGTTGTGCAAATTTTGGTACACCTTGCTTTCCACAAACTCTTGTGTGGTTTTTTTGTAGTGTGTGATATTGTTGACACCGTAGTGGTCAAACCATTCACTCACACGTTCAGGGGACTGCCAATGATCGTCCACCATGCCTGGATCCACAAAGTGTACTGTGCCGGCTTGTGCATTGTCCTGAATACCACGGGCAAACATCATGGGCACAAAGCCACGCCAGGATCCAATACACATCACTGTGACAGGTCGATACATACGTGCTAGAGCATAATACATCCAGCCCATGCCCAAGTTCTTGTTCTCGGCACGTTGACCATGTCCCATGCTCATGAGTTCAGGATTTGAAACAATTTGTTCCAGCCAGGCATTATTCATTTCTGTACACTTTCAATGGTTTGATATTGGTGCTGTGTGGGCTAACCCAGTTTACAACATCATCGGGATTTTCTATTAGTATTTGATCAAAGTGATCCAAGGGCAAGCCTAGTTTTGAGACTTCTGCTTTGGTCATTATGCACACAGCAGACTCAACTTGTTGGTCAAATATCACTGCCCTGGCTGCGGCAAAGCCATTGTCAAAAGGTCTGCTCATGCACTTGCCATTGATCCAAATGCCTGTACTGGCACTGAATGCATTGCTGCCGGTAATCGCAGCCAATTCGTGTGCTAGATGCAAATCATTTGTGTTCCAAGATTCAACTATGGCCATATGCATAGGTACACGCACACCACTTTGGAAAATATGATCCACTATTTGTGTGATACCATGATTGTAACCCACTTGTGGCACAGCATTTACTTCGCAAATTAGTGCGCCAGTCTCTAGCCAACTTTGTGTGATGTCTGGAATCAACAAATCAATGCCAGCAATATCCAGGTCCATGACACGTGCGGCACGTAAACACAGTTCTTGATTGTCTGGATGCACAGTGTTTTTGTCAACAGCCTGTGTGACACCACCTGCACTGGCATTGTTGCGTCGACGCAGTTGCAGTTGTTCACCTGCCGCAGGCACAGTACTCAATGTGTGTGACTGTTGTGTGAGCATGCCCAGGACTTCGTCATCCACTGTCATGGCCGGCACAGCGGATCCTATCAAGATAAATGGTTCCCCGCCGCCAGGTCGTTTGATGAATCGTGAGGGTCCTTGCTGTGTGTTGATCAGTTGTTGTACTGTGCTGACACCATCCCCAGTCAAGGTAGCCGGCAGTTTCTTTGTCACAGTGATTATGATTTGATCCACAATGGTAATTCTGTGCCCTACCCCTTCAAAGTGTCGTTCTACTAGGAATTGTGGTACAATCTTTATGACTTCTGTGTAGGCATGTTGCAAGTCTGTTTCTGTGGTGATACCAGCATACACGCCCTGACCATTGTCACGGTCGTACGGTTTAATCACAACAGGATAGCCATATTCTTCAGCGGCCTTGACAGTTTGTTCCCAGGTGGCGACTTTTTTATGTTCACTGCCTGGTAATCCTGCCAAGTTCAGCAGTTCAGCTGTGGTAATTTTGTTTTTAGCATACAGCACAGCTTGCGCCGATGTTCGTTGAGTCATTGTGCTACTGATACGCTGTGAATACCGGCCAGTGCCTACTATGTGTGTGCTCGGCCATAATTGATTCACAGGCATGGCACGTTTCATGCACAAGGTCAACAAGAAGCCTTGATTCTGTCCCGGCAGCCCGTAACGGTCAAGGTTGCTTGCAGCCCAGGCCACCAAGGGCTCTATGTCATGCGGTGCTGGTTGTGAGTACAAGTCAATGATGTCATTGGCAAATTTAAATGCTGTGGCTGTGGCATCTGGATTGGTCACACTCACAGCCACACGAAAACACACTGCACCCGATTCTAACTTTTTAGCCGTTATCACTTGGTAGCGATTAGATACCACCACACGATTCATGCCTTGTACAAAACAGGCCAGGCCAATGCCACGATGCAGCAGTTGTAATTCAAGATCATTAGTGTCAATTTGACTCACAAATCCCAACACACGATCTAGGTCTGCATCCATCAGGTGTTGATCAAATTGGTCGGGCACATGTACAATGATGTCCATCACCGTCATGGGCCCGAGTACTCCCAGGGCGCTGCCTTCGCAGGCCGAGTAAACTGTTCCACGTTCAAACATCGCCATCCTCCAGGCGTTGTTGGAAGTAATCAATGCAGTAGCGTTCTAATTCAGGTCGAGATTTATCCCATTGCCAGGCACCGTTATCACCGTGTTTGATGTCTGTTACAGGATCAAACCCCATTTTGACCACATCCGCATGACGATCCCAGTAACGACGATTGGGTATATCACCGTGCCAGAGATGATACGCTGTGTGATCAATATAACCCACGCTGCCTTGCACTGTGTTGTAGAAGGGTTGTGCCCACTTCAAGTAGTGTGCAAAGTGTAACTCAGTCATGCCCACTGTGGTAGGCACCTGTGAGATTTCGCCATATGCGGCATGCAAGATCATGCGATCGGCAGCACCCATGATCATAGCATCATAAAATCCATGTTGATCTATGACATCTCTGCGTATGCACCAGGCCAAACCAGGCATGACTTCTCTGCGTGGATGACCCCAGCTGTATTTGCTTTGTCTTTCCAATGCACCGATACCATTGGATTCAATACGAGCTATGAGTCCTTGTGCATAGCATTCGTGTTCAGCCGAGATGTCAGTTTCGCCAGGCTTGAGATCCACACTGCGAGAAAACAACTGTACCATTCGGTATTGTTGGAGTTCGTGTTGTGCTTGTGTCACCCATGAATCATTCGCAAACAACACATCATTGTCAATCCAGGCCACAGCGTCACAATCTGCAGGCAAGTGCTGGAGTGCAATGTTCAGCAGCCGTTCTTTTTGCCACAGCACAGCGCCACCATGTAGTTGTACCATGACGTCAGCATCTGTGGGCTCAAGTTCAAACTCACCATCAAAGCTGAGTTCCACAGTGATTAAGGGCACTGCTAACCGATTGCGAAACAGTCGGTAATTGAGTAATTTGGTTTGATACTTGGCTGAATTGAAATAGGTGGTAATCGCATACAAGGACATGTAGTAATTATACAGAAATCACCGGGCAATGTCAAATTTATCTTTAATCGGTGCTGTAAGCAAACTCGCCAGTGGTCGAATTATAGTAAACCGCTTTGAATCCTCCACTGACTAAATTGGATGTGCTATCGCCACGCACAGGTTTAACTGTGAATGTGTTGGCGGTGGTTTGTTCTAAGTTGGCGCCAGTGGCATTCAATATGATTGAGTTATTGCCTTGATTGGTTCGACCAGCCAAATGCCCAACAGCCACTGAGTTTGCACCTTGTGAATTTTCACCAGCCCCACGGCCAACAGCCACTGATAAGTTACCTTGTGAGGTATAGCCAGCATAGCTACCTACAGCCACTGCTTCACTGCCTTGACCTTGACCACCAGAATTGACCCCAACAGCCACTGAGTCGCCACCTTGTGTATTATTACCAGCCAAATAACCAATGGCTACCGAGAAGTTGCCTTGACCTTGTAGGCCAGCACCCCTACCGATGGCTACTGCATGAGAACCTTGTGAGGTTGAGCCGGCCTGTTTACCAAACGCCACAGCATTGTTTGCAGTGTCTTTTATGTCAGCACCGTTTGTGAGTCTGATGACGCCAGTACTGATGTTACCACTGGTGATGTTGCCGGCCACACTTATGACATTGCCATATGTGATTTCCTTTGAGGTGGCATTGTAGAACATCACGTTGGCCGTGTTGGCTACGTCATTTCTAACAGGTGCTACTGTGAATGCGTTGGCTGTGGTTTGATCCAAAGTAGCAGCAGTGGCGTTTATGATGATTGAATTGTTGCCTTGGTTTGTATAACCAGCACCTGCTCCAATCGCCACGGCTGCTGTACCTTGCCCAGTGTAACCAGCACTATAGCCAACAGCCACAGAATTGGCACTTTGACTACTGTAACCAGCTAACCCACCCACAGCCACAGCCCTCTTGCTTTGACTGCTGTAGCCGGCTTGACGACCCACGGCCACAGCATTGTCATCCTGGAAACTTGATCCAGCTTGATAACCAATGGCTGTGGCACCAAAGCCTTGTCCCACAATGAATGTAATACCAGCCCCGTCTGTCAAGGGTGCTGTGGGGTACTGATTCAATGTTACAACACTGCATCCTGTGCTCTGCACAACTGTGTTGTCAGGGATAGCAGTTCCAGTAACTCGCATTCCAACTACTATGCTGGTGGCGTTGTTGATGCCTATCACAACACCGACAAATGTTATATCATCACCAGCAGTGAGTGCGGCTGTGGGCGGCGTACTGATGTTGATGTTTGGATCACTAATACTGACAACGTATGCGCCACCAGGAATATTGTTGCCAAATACCTTATCATTGACATTGACGTTGACCACACTGTCCAGGGTCAATGTGGGGTTCCCATTACCGCTGACATAATTACGTACCGGGCCCGAGCCGCCTTGAGCATCGCTGACCGTTTTAAACAATATACCACCTTCACCAGCATCCCAGCCAATGGCCACACCGCGCTGTTGATCGTAGTACCCAGCATTGTAGCCAATGGCCACAGAATCTTCGCCTTGATATAACCGACCGGCATTGATACCAATGGCCACAGCGTGTTGCGCTTGACTGGTTAAACCGGCATTTTGACCAAACGCCACACTGTCACCTGAGGTATCGTTGAGTGAAGCACCATTGGGAAATGTTATTTTACCAGCTGCACCAAAGGTCCACTGTGCTGAATTGCCCGCACCATCATTGCTGTTGACGACAATATTGCCGGTGTTGGCCAGTTGTATATATTTGTTGTCATCGCCAATGAACTGATTGTAGTATGCATTGTTGCCGGTGTCAAAATGTATGTGGGTAGGTTCGTCCTGGATATTTCCACGTACTCGCAGGTATAAATTATTTGCCAGGGACACCGGATCCGGTGCAAGATATAGTCCACTCTGTATGTTGCTGGTGCCTGTGCCTATCACTGCCTCGCCACTGAATGTGACATTGCCAGTGATGCCAGTCAGCTGTCTGCCATTTCCAATAAAGTAGTTGCCGGTGATGTTGCCTGTGGCACTTACAATACCAGCAGTTAAGATGTTACCACCAGTGATGTTAGCACTTACACTAACCGTAGTACCTGTGTGAGTTGTGGCATTAACATTGGCGCCGCCTAGTATGTTACCACCAGTGATGTTGCCGGTTGTGCTGATTGGGTTTGTGCCCAATGCTGCCAAGTTGGCCACCACGTTGGCGTTGCCATAACTTGCGGCAAGACCAGTCAGTTGTGAGCCGTTGCCCAGAAAATAATTGCCAGTGATATTGCCGGTGGTTGTGATTGGATTTGTGCCTAATGCGGCCAAGTTGGCCACCACGTTGGCATTGCCATAACTTGCGGCAATACCAGTCAGTTGTGAGCCGTTGCCCAGAAAATAATTGCCGGTGATGTTGCCGGTGGTTGTGATGTTGCCCGGAACACTTAACAAGTTTGAAGTCTTGTTGAATGTGAATCCGGTTTGCGCGCCAAAGCTGCCGGCGTTGTTGAACTGAACCTGTGTGTTGACTCCGCCGGGTACGCCGGTGTTGGCAACCCAGGTCAGGTTGCCGGTGCCGTCAGTTTGCAGCACATACCCGGCAGTGCCGTCCAGCACATGCAGGTTAGCCACTGTGACAGTTATGTTGCTAAGGTTTCCAAGCACTGCGTTCGCAGCCGTGACCCCGGCCGCATAGATATTACGGTAGCGCAGTGCCGATGATCCGATGTCGTAAGTTAAATTTGCAAGCGGCGCCAGCCGGCTATTGGTCTGTATCACACCAATGCCATTCGGACTCAGTACGAGATTGCCATTGGTGTCGGTAACTGATATGGTGTTGTTGGTAATGGTGACGTTACTGCCAACCGGACCGGCCAACCAGATGTTGTCAAAGTTCTCATCTGTCTTGATAAACGCAGTGCGCAGCGGATCGCCTGTGCCGTCGTTGGGCGCGGCTCCGTAATTGATTACAATTTGTTGAGACATTCAGTAGAATCCTTGTACTTGTATTATTTACCGGAACACAAGGTCTACCACGGTGTGTGTGATATTCTGTTACAGCGCAGCCAGTAAGCGTAGGATAGTGGGTTTTTGTTCTAGCCACTCGGCTCGGTTGTGCAGCAGGTCCTCCAGGTCAGAGGTGTACGGTGTTGGTACTGTGTCTATGGCCAAGGCGTCCGGCACTGTTTCTATCGGCAAGCCCAGTAACTGCTGCAACGCTGCTGTGTTGCCGCCCAACTCCATTAGGTCTTCGTAGTAGATGACTTTTGCTGCGGGATTCAACTTTTTAATTCTCTTGTACTGTATCATGTAGTTAAGAAACAGTAAACAATGTCTGATATCAAAATAGCTATGTGGGAATTGATCAACTGGCCGGTACTCGTGCTGATTGGTCACCATCATGGTAGAATACGAAAGCACCTGTGCCAGAGTGTCCCTGCGCTCAAGGAAAATAAAATCATAATGTGCTTGCAAGAACTCTAGAATCTCCGGCGTAAGATCATCCGCAAACAACTTCATGGTGTACCGAGTATCTCCCTGTAGCAGTTGTACCCGCTCGTGGATAACTGCTGCACGATTTTCAAATTCTTTAACAAATCCGTTTTTCTCACGACGATACGCTACCTGCTGAATGCGGCCATCACGGCGTGCAAACTCCGAATAGTATTGCGGCAACACAGTTGTGTACTGGTTCAGATAATTTTTTGAACCGTACCTGTGGTGTGAGATGTTGTACAACATCTTGCCGGTTACGGTGCTGCCACAGCGTGGCATTGAGATCAGGACAGGGTTATTTTTTTCGAACATGTGCAAATGCTAACACTCCGGGTGGTGGCTTGTCAAGTGTTTTGGGTGAGAAGATCTCGGCAGGCGGGACCGTGCCGATTATACCATCCCACTGCTATATCTTTTTTACAGTGCGGGCAATACAGTTTTTGCCGTTTTTGCCCAGTCTGCTTGGCTATTCTCTGTGCTATTGACTCTGCACTCATCTTAGTTGGGTTAGCCGCTTTAGTTGCACGTATCTTGGCCTTTTGCTCCTCGCTCATTGGTGTACCTTTGTTAATTGGAACTTTTCCTTTGTTAGCTGCTCCTATCCTTGCTGCTCGTTCAGCAGTACAACCTTTACCGTACATGGGGTTATTAACACCAGATTTAAGTGTAGACATTAGTGCCCTGTATTCTTCTCCGCGTGGTGGTTTTTTCTTGCCAAGATTTCCTTGTCTTATTTTTTCTTTATGTTCTGCTGTTTTAGGTTTGCCTTTGTGATAGTCACTAATCTTTTTGTTTGATTCTTCTGTTGGGATAATGTATCCTGCTACATTTTGATTGATCCATCTTGAATCGTGTAATACTTTACACCGGCGCAATACTTTGGTTTCCCAGGCGGTTGCTTGTTCTTTATTTTCAAATACCCTACGTATTTCTACATCAAAACTTTCTTTGCCAGTTTCTTCAATAAGTTTTTGAACTGTATGGCTGCTCGTAAAGTAATGTTTCCAAAGATCTTTGTGCGGCTCTACTTTGTTTGCAGAACGAAAGCCATAATAAACTTTGCCAGTAGGTTTATGTTTGATTAGATAGGTATAAGATTTCATAATATTATTTAGTTTGTTATGGCAATTTCACCTATTTAATATAACATATCTAGATATAATAGTCAAGAAAAAACCCACCGAAGTGGGTTTTGTATATTGCGTAGATAAGAACAAGTCTTAGCTGAAGCTCAGATTGGAAACGGCTATCTCGCCCAAATAGTCGCCAGCATTGCCGAAGCTGCTTGCAGTATTCGTGAGCTCGATGTACCCGTAACGAGTCATAAAGCTTACGACTGGTTCGAATGTTGACGGATCCAGAACAACGCCAGAACTCATCAGCGGAATGTACGGGCAATAGAACGCAGCAGCGTCTGCTTCGCTCGAACCCTTGTAGCCAACCAGCACCGGAGTGGAATCGCTGGCATAGCTGTCAACGAACACACGCATAGCGCCATTCAGTGTGCCAACAAACTTGGTGTTTGTGGGTGCTTCGAATGTGCCTTCTGTGGTGCGAGCAAACGCGCTGGTGGTAGCACTTTGCAGTACTGTCAGCGATGCCGGGCTCACAACAGCCCAGTTACCAGCGCCACGACGTGTGAGTTGAGCAATCAGGTTAGCAACACGATTGATCAGAACAGCCAGTGCAGCATGCTCGTCACCAACGAATGTGGCAGTACCAGAAACAGTAGCTTGGTTGTATGTGAACTCAGTTGTGGCCAAACTGCGTAGGCTCAAAAGAATTTCTTGGTCAATTTCAGCTGTGATTTCTTGAGCCAAAGCTGCCATGATTTCGGCTTCTACGTCGATACCATGCATGGCTTGTG